ATTAATGGTTTCTCTATTGAGATTAAAGCGGATATTAAACCAACAATTAATAACGAAGAACAAATGAATGAATTTGCTTTCGCCAAAGAACTTGGTAAGTTAGAGGCTCAATTTGAGGCTATGATGAACAAGTACGAGGCAAGAATTGAGGCTTTGGAGAACGAGAATAACTCGCTCTTGGAAGTTATGACATCTTTTGAAGAAAAGTTCGCTGGCGTTGAAGACTTAAAGTCTGCCGTTGAAATGATTCAAAAGCACATCGAGTCTATGGGCACATCTGAAGAAAAAGAGATGGCTGAAGACAAAGATGAAGAAAAAGAAGAAATGGCTTCTGATGATAAAGAAGAGGAAATGACTTCTGACGAAGAAGAAATGGCCTCTGAAAAAGAAGAAGAGGTTATGAAGGAAGAAGAGAAATACTCTGCTGAAGAAGAAACTAACGAGTTGGAAGTTGAGGAGCAATTTGCTGCTGAACAAAAAGCTGAGGAAGTATCTGAATCTGTAGAAGATAAGACAGTTGTTTTTGATGCCATCACTCCAGAGAAGATGGATATCATCAATAACTTCTTCAACCGTAAGTAATTATTGTAAATTAAGTAAAACGAATCATTTTTTAAAACTAATATAAAATGGCAAATAATATGAATTTCGGTGTTACAGGTGTAACTGGTGATTGGGGAGACCGCAGACCAGACTTGTTTATCGACACAATGGTAAAATCAGCAGCTGTGCTGAACCGTTTCTCTATCGTTGATGGAGTAAAAAGTAAATTGAACGTACCAATCTTCTCTGTATCTGCTCAAGCAGGTGACGGTGACGGATTTGTTGCTGGTGCTAACTGTTCATTCGATGAGACTTTCGATGCTGCAGTTACTGAAAAAGAGATGACTGTTCAAACTTTCCACTGGGGTTTCAAAAACTGTAAGGACGCTCTAGAGTCTTCTTACCGTGGTTTGATGCTTAAGAAAGGTCAGTTGAACCCAGAAACATTGGATGCTGAATTCCGTTCTTGGATCTTCGACCGTTTCGCTAAATTAGCTGCTCAGAAAGCTTTAGTTCAAGCTAACACTGAACTTCTTGCTGAAATGAAGTCTGGTGGCGATGCTGTACCAGCTGCTCAAGTTCTTGATATCGGTGCTACTGCTATCTCTTCTGCTAACATCTTAACTCATATGGAAGATGCATACGAGAAAATGTCTGCTGTAATGGTTGCTGCTGTATACGGTGATGCTGATCGTGAGTTCAAGCCTGCTTACTTCTTAGGAAGCGTTGCTTACCAATCTTACCAAATCGCTATCGCTAACAAGCACACAACTACTCCTGAAGGTATTATCAAAGGTGAGATTCCAACATACTACGGTATGGAAGTAATCCATATGCCATCTTTGAGTGCTGACCACTTCTTCTTGTCTGCTCCAAGCAACTTGGTATTGTTGACAGATAACTACAATGATACTGGTGCTATCGGTAACGAATACGAAGCTAAAGAGCAAGCAGAATACTTGTTTGGTCGTTTCAAATTAGGTTTCGATTACTACAAGGGTGAGGAAATGGTTCTCGCTTACGATGCTGCCTAATCATAATTAAATAATAACGGAGGGGCCTGGTGCCTCTCCATTTAATACCTTATAAATAATGGCTTGTAATACTGTAATTGCTGGAGTTTCTTACTCTTGTGATGACCTAGCCCTAGGAGGGCTTACAAAAATCTACATTGGCGATAAAGCTAACTTAACTGCAGGTGTTACACCTTTGGTTTCTGTAGCTTCTAATGTAGTTACTATTACTCCTGCAACTTCCGACCTTCTTGCTGATGGCGATGTGTTTGAATTGGAGTTTAACATCAAAGACGGCTTCTCTGCTTTCACTGATGTAAAGACTATCTCTGATGGTTCTGTTTCTGCTGTACCTACTATCACTGTAGAGATTCCTAAGATGTCTGGTACTCACCGTGATGTATTAGAAGAGTTGGCTAACCCAAATGCTGAGATCGTAGCTTTCATTGAAACTGCTGCTGGTACTCACCACTTAGTTGGTTTTGACTACGGACTATTTGTTTCTACTGTTGATGGTGCTTCAGGTGCTGCTCGTGGTGACAAAAACCGTTACCAATTGACTTTGACTGGCGAGCAGTCTAGTCTTGCTTACGACATCACAGACGCTGAGTGGACTGACGTTGCTTAATAGGCAAAACTTGTAAATTAACACAAGGGGGGAGAGTTGATTAATTTCTTCTCTCCCTTTTTTTATACTTAAATTATGGCTTTCAACTGTTCTATATTACTAAGCGATATTGATATTAATTGTAACAAAAAAGTTACGGGTGGTATCAAGAAAGCTATTCTGATGCTACAGAGTGATATTACTATCACCTTTGATCCATTAGATGAAACCCTTGTATCTTCTGTTGCTACTGCAAACACTGTTACATTTGAACACAATGTAAAAGATGGTACAACTACATTCACTGAAAATAAAAACACTTCTAACGGATTAGGAGTTGTTTCAACTAATATTACTATTCAATCACCAGCTGTAGATAATAAGGTCAATAAGATTGACTATATGAGCCGCAGAGAGGACATTGTAGCGGTTCTACTGCACAATAATGACTCTGTGACTATCTCAGGGTGGATGGATGGCTTAACGATGAACTACGAGGCTAATAGTGGTACAGGAGTATCAGACAAGTCTTTCGTAAACATCACACTAAACACCGAAAGTGGGATTGCATCTTTAGTTCTTGATGACAAGACTCCATTTACTGACCAAACAATATTTGCATAATGGCGTACAGCTACAGAGGTACGGGATATTTAGCTGATGCTGTAACTACTGACATTGGAAGAAAGGTTTACCTTTTCAGAAGTGGTGGTTATCAAGGCTCTTCCACTGAAGTAGGGTACAAGAACTTTGGTCTTCGTGTATTTAATGATGGTGGTACTATAGAGTCTTACGATTGTATATCTGCTGAGATTACTGCACTACAGAACATAAATTCTGAGACGGGACTATTAGCATTCTTGCTTGAAGATATTCCTTCTTCGGCTACTATAGAGGCTAAGAGCTGCTTATTAGCATCTTATAACGCACTTGTTGCAATACAAATAGCATAATATGAGTAACGCATTTGACAAGGCATCTTTGGTGATGCTCCCTCACGCATACGAGGAGGGCAAGTTATATAGTTTAAAGCCTACGGATAGGAGTGGTGACTTTACTTTTAGCAGAGGAACGGATACTGCTACGAGAGTTAATGCAAGTGGGAATATAGAGAAGGAGACTCAAAACCTGTTGTATCAATCAAATAACTTTAGTAGTGGTTTTTGGGTTAATTCAAGTACAACTGAAACAGGTGGTCAATCGGGGTATGATGGAACTTCGGATGCTTGGTTATTGACCAAGACAGGGGCGAATGGTAGAATATATCAAGATATATCTACAAGTGGAGTCCAAACATTTAGCGTATATGCTAAAGCAAATGCAAGTAATTGGATTGCATTATGGACTAATGTTGGCACATCATATTTTGATTTATTAAGTGGAACAAAAGGAAG